AAGTTACCTGTTAGTGTACCACCTGTATTTGCTAAATCTGAACCAGCCGCATTAGCTGCCGCATTAGCGGTATTCCAAACTGTTTGTAAAGTAATTGCGTTGGCTGCATACCAACCACCTGCTTTATTTCCATCGTGTACAGTTATTTGATTTAATGTGGTATCAACAATCAATTCACCTGCGGCACCAGTAATACTAGCAAGATTGCTTGTTGGATATCTTCTAAATTGTAGCGTCTTTGACATTTTTTAACCTTTAAATATTCGGAGTTTCTGTTATAATTGTGTTGAATGTAAATGAACCTGTGTTAGCTGTTTCAGTTGACAAATCTTCTACACCAACATCTGTTGACAAATCCTCTGCAACTGGATCTAAAGCAGTTTCCGTTAATAAATCCTCATTGACATTTGCATATGTTGGAGAAATAGTAATCTTTGCTAGTTCTTGTGGTATAACTTGATACGTCAAAAACTTCCAACTTGCATTTGAATTTTGGCCAACAATGTTTTTATTAGAAACAAAATTACCTGATAGTTTTGAAAGAACTAATGTCTTCTCAACTTTATCCCAAGTCACAACTTGACCAGAAGCAGTTGCTAATGCCGCAGAAGTTCCTTGATATGCAAGTTCACCAATTCTATATTCACCTAATCCTGTAGAAGCCATTTCAAATAACACATTGTTTGCTTGATTTGGATTATTGTATATATTCGTAATAGATGTTTCAACTAAACCAACACTTGAAGTACCACCAAAAATGAAGCCTTTGACTGTGAAGTTCAAAGTCCAAATGACCATTCTTGTATCTGAATCTCTGTCACCTTCATAGGTTACTTCATAAGTTGTATTATTTAGGATGATAGGAACTTCTTTTACAATTCCCATTTCAGGAATCATATTGACTTTGATTGTATAATCTGGTGCAAAGTATGGCAATATATGTTCTATGATTTGATTACCGTCTTCAATATTACGAACATAGAGATACAAACTAAAATCAAAATTGTATGGAACAGGCATATACTGTGAAAGAAAACCAGATCCTGCAGCTGCAAAGTTCTGCATGTTTGTGATTTGCTTACGACTTGCATCATAAGATATGCCATTCATTTCATATGACATACGTGGTAATGCCATCTGAATCTTTTTATCTAAATGTGGATCTTGTTGCAAACGAACAACATATAATTCTTTTGTTGCATAATCTAAAGGAACAACAAAACGCTCTTGTTCTGTTTCATCTGGATTATAACGAACCAATGTGATGTTATCAAACAAGTTGCCAAATGCAACTGTTATTTTACGAATCATTCTATTATAAGTGGTATTAGACATTATATACCACCTAAAGGATTAGATTCTGTAATGTCTAAGATACCTGATGCAGAACCACGAATCAAACTATTGTCATATGTTTCTTTGACTGCTGGTACTTCTAATGGATCATATGAAGAAACGATGTAACTTGCGCCACTCTTTTGGCCAATTGCAACTTGGCCATCTACAAACGTACCTGCAATGTTTGTTACTGCCATTTGGTGTGCTGATGGTACCCACGATTGAATTGTGGCCACTGCTGTTGCATTTGCGTATGTATTATCAGGAGATTGAAACACCATTTCTTGTAGTGTATATGTACCTGAACCAACACCAGTATTTAAATGCAATGTATAACCAGAATCGTAAACAACAACATCAATGTCTGGTATACCAGTGGAAATAACCTCTTGTGAATACTTGAATTTTTCCAAATCTAGTTCATAGAAGTATGGTAGTTTTCTACCTAATTGAAAAAAGTCTTTAGTCTGATTGACAAACTTAATCTCATACAACTCACCTAGACCATTAAGAAACGGAACATATATCAAATCACCTTCACGTGGCCTTTGAAATGTATTTTGTGGTACTCTTTGGCTAAATGTTCTTTTAGATACAATCACAGAAACTTGGTTACGAATCTCTAGTCCAAACTTTGTGAACATCTCTTTATCGCCACCATATTCTGTGGCATTAGAGAGATACATTTCTAATGGAAATGCTGTGTTAAACTTCTTAGTTGGATCTTCACCATAAAGAAGGTCACGAGCTGCATCATTATCATTAGGAAGGTAATATGAGTCAAAACCCATAATCTTTATGGATTCTACTATCAAGTCCTCGATGATTTTCTGGTCTGGCCTAGAACCATACAGATTAAAATAGTTACTTGTTGCCATGTTAGTTTAAGAACCACTCCAATGGGCCAGAATAGTTTGTAATCATTTCTTGTTCTAACATTCTTATTTCTTCTACTGCGGCCGCAACAGTTTCTTTACCATTCAATGTAACACCACCCGGTAGTTGTAAACCACCAAATTTGGACATATTTTCTCCCCAATTTTTCTTTATCAAAGCTGTGGCGTATTGCTTCAACCAACGGTCATTCCAAACATTAGGATAAGTGTTAGGATCTATTGCACCATAACATTCAGACACCACAACTTGGCCTGGACTTACTTCGTATCCTGCACCCCATGCCCAATCAATGTAGAGTCTTTGCATATTACGCACAAAACGAATAGGAACTTCACCAGTGAACTGGAGTTCCAAAGAACGCAAGTGTTGTTGAGTCAAGGTATAATTGATGTAGGATGCAGATGTGAAGTCATACAACTCATTCAAACGGAGTTGGTATCTTAGGTCAAACATATTGATGGTTGCCTGAGAATCTGTCAAAGGAAAGATACGAGTAATACCAAGAATGCTTACGTTGTTGCCGTTTTGGTCTACAGCTTGTGATGCATCTAGGTATTGATTGGCAATATCTGCGCCAGTAACGTAATGAATCCAATAAAACTTTTGTGCACCATCAAAATGGTAATCTTGCCAGTATTGTATTGCATCATCAATACGGTCAGACACTTGGTCTTCATCAACGTTGATATCAATGACGGGCGCACCCAACCTACGTAAACAATAATTCGTAAAGTCTTGTCTGTTTAAAATTGGTGCTGAAGCCATGCGGGAATCTCCTATTATAACCTATTTATCTAATAGGAGGATTGGTGTTTAGGCTGTGTTGGCTGAAGGATCAATTACAGTTGGCCTATCTGGCTCATAGGCATCAATCGGTGCAACCCTCCAATGTCTGTGAACCAATCTTAAATTTTCTTGTAAATGTAAATGTTCAACATATTGATATTGTGATGGGTGCCATGACTCATGTGGCTCTTCATGTTCAATTAGCTTCCAAATACCATGATGTTGTAGGTATTCATCATCTTCTTGTTCTGGTATTACAAGTAACCAGTTTTGGTCGTGTTGATGTTTGACGTATTTCATGTATTGGCCGTTACTGTGTTAGATGTGTTAGCGACTGGAGGCTTTGGTAAAGCATCTGCTGGCGTAAACGCTGTTGGTATTTTTGCTGGTGTTGGTTGTTCTTCGTCAACACATTTAACCCAAGATGTTGTTGATTCATCCCAACGATATGGTCCATTACCATCTTTAGGACGTGGTACAGGAGGTATCCAAAAATAAGTATCTGTTTCTAATGTCCAAGATTTAATAGGTGTTGGTGGATTTTCTTTTAGACGTTGAATTTTTGTGTTTAATTCATCAGTTGTTAAATCACGAATAAAATATTCATCATGATAAGTTTTATCATCCAATCTTGTATATCTAACATCAATTAATTGAGTAACAGTTAATGTTGATAATGAATTAGCTATATCTTCCTGATAAAATTTATTTTTTCTAATAAACCAATTATAACCTTCAGGAGGATTATCTCTTGAAATATCTATATCAGGATAAGCATATAAAAAAACTTCCAATGTCATTGGATGATCTTCTGGATAAGCAGCAATATTTCCTGTTTCGTCTACTTTAATAATACACTTCATTTTATGGACTTCCTACGCATGTTGATGGAAACCTACGACTACAACCTGGCCAAACGACTCTAATAGCTCCTTGAGCTCCATGTCCTCCATCATTTGAACTAAATGATGCTCCGCCGGCACCACCTCCACCATAATTTCCACCATTGCCGCCGGTTTGGCCGCTATAATTTGATCCATTTGAACCTCCAGAACCTCCACACCCACCGCCACCAAAATAACCTTTACTTGTACCATTAGACCCTTGGCCATATAATCCTACACCGCCTCCGCCTGCTCCACCTGAACATCCTGCATATCCAGAACCGCCGCCGCCGCCGGCGCCACCAGTTGGACAAGAAGCTTTTCCATTTCTTGCTCCAAAACCACCCCTGCCTGAATATCCGCCTGCTCCACCACCGCCGCCAACATATGCTCCAAACGTAGAGCCGCCGGCACCGCCAACGCCACTACAACCTGATTGACATCCACAAAATATTGGATTTCCGTAAATACTTACCCCAATTCCGCCAGTAGAATTTTGGCCAAACCAAGTATTGCAAGGAGCATAATTACAATTGTTTACATATGGTTTACCTGAGTTGTGTGGTGAAGCTCCGTCAGATATATTATATCGTCCACTACTATAATTGGTATAAGGCACATTATTTCTGTATTGTAATCCTCCTCCAGCGCCGGCGGATCCACCAAGACTAACATATCCAGAACAACAACAAAAATATCGGCAACTACTTGAACCACCACTACCGCCACCAATTACAACTATTGATAATTTTAAACCATAAGTTGATACAATTGATGGAGTATTCCAACTATAGTTACCAACTGTTGTGAGTGTAGTTGATCCGGTTGGTTGTGGAGTTGTTATTGAGCCACTAGAAGAACTATAGCAACCATAACCTTTAGAGTTGTGTGCTCTTACTTTAAAAGTATATGAAGTATTTGGAGTTAAACCAGTTATAGAAATTGGACTAGATCCTGTTGCAGTAAAACAACCTGGTGAACTAATAGCTTGATAATAATCTATTGATAGGTGGCCCGTACAACTAGGTGCAGAAAATGATACAGATGCTGAATTGTATGATGTAGCTGATGCTGATACGCCTGTAGGTGCTCCAGGTACACTTGTATTACTCTTTCCGTGTCCTGTATTCATACAGATAGCACCAGATGCTTGACCAAATAATGTACGAACCGCAGAGCAATTCAAACCAATCTGTGCAGTTGCTGAATAACCTAATTCGGTATCTATATTACTAAACGATATGGCACCTGAAGCGGGTAGTGTCATTTAAATTCCTTCATGTGAATGTGGTGTATTTATTATGGCGAACCGACAGATGTTGATGGGAATGTTCTGGTACTACCTGGCCATACAATACGAACTGCACCGCCTGCACCAGATCCAGGAACACCTCCACCTCCACCATAACTTCCTCCATTAGCACCAGAACCGTTAGAACCTCCAGAACCTCCTCCACCACCTCCGCCGGAATATGATCCTCCACTACCTGATGTTCCTCGACCATATAAACCTACACCACCACCGCCACCTGAAGGCGAACTGTATGTTATCCTTCCACCTGGTCGGCCACCACCGCCACCGCCTCCACCGTTTTGGCCAGATGTGGCTGAAGAAGAATTATTCGTACCACCACCGCATCCGCCACCACAACAACCAGCTCGACATGGAGAACCAACTCCTCCGGCACCACCACCTCCGCCGCCGCAGTTGCCAGTGCCGCCACCATAAGTTCCGCCATATCTCTGGGCAGCATTTATCGGATCTTGTCCTTTATATCCTCCTCTATAAACACCTTGGCCGCCTTGACCATACATGAAAGATGTTGAACAAAAATAACTGTCTCCTCCAGTGATTGAGTTATATGATGCGCCAGTTCCAACTCCAACAGTATAACTTGTTCCTGATGATACTGAGTGATTATTCCATATGGCAGATCCTGCACCACCACCTGCACAATAATATAACCTACATGGATTACAACCACATAGAGCTCTACCAGCACCAGATGCTCCGCCACCGACAGTAAATAATGATACTGATGACACACCAGAAGGAGCAACCCAACTATAAGAACCTGGAGATGTATATGAAGCGGAACTTGTTGGGACACAAGTGGTTATACTACCACTTGAACTACTATAACAACCGTAACCCACAACATTATGTGCTCTCACTTTAAATGTGTAAGATGTTGAGTAAGTCAAACCAGTAACTGATATTGGACTTGTGCCTGTAGCAGTAATACAACCAGGTGATGATATTGCTTGATAGTAATCTATTGGCACACCACCAGTACATGCTGGTGCAGTAAATGATATTGTTGCTGAAGATGAACCTGTCGCTGTTGCAGTACCAATAGTCGGTATTCCTGGAAGTTTTGGTGAAAAGCCAGCAAAACCAAATCCTTTTATTGAGGCTGCACCTCTTGTATTAATTAATGGCATTATGGACTTCCTACACAACTTGATGGATATTGACGAGATGTTCCTGGCCATACAATACGAACGGCACCATTGCCGCCACCAC